TTTGTGGGGTATACCGTTGACAGTGTACTCCAAATCCTGTCGTGGGGCAGCGCTGGTAGAACCACCGGTGGCGAACATCATCATGTTCGCATGAAACAACTCCGCCGTCCAGCCACGTTCTTGGCTGACTCCGTGTTCAAACAACGCCGAAACTTTGTCGACCTCTCTGCCGATGACTTCTTCACAGTAGGAAGCTGACCAGCCTCTAGCCGCACCACAGTAGACACGCTGTGCCCGTCCATGCACAGCACGCTGCGCGACATCATCACCGGCTGACAAATTCCGAAACCAGAATCTGCCGACGAGGTTTTGCAGGTACATTATATGCGACGCGCCTTCACCGCAGTTCTCTAGGGTGCCTGGCCACAAGGGTGGGCAGCTGGGTACCCCTGAGCGCCTCACCACAACGTGCAACGCCTTGAAACATTCAATCGCGTGTTCCAAGCCATAATCCAACACACGCGAGCGTAGCATGTGCCGCATAACTGTGCCCCCTATTGGACACAGTGACACATACATCAATATGTTAGACACAAACTGCGAGCCCAAAAATGGGCGCTTGACTAGCTCGTGTACCAGTTCGCTGAGGCGTGCCCAGTTGCTATACCGAGAGGCATATTCCAACGCAACATCAACGTGGATTTTCTGCCGTTTGCATAGCTCAACGGATGTGCCAGGCCACCAAACTCTTAGGATCATGCGTGAACGCCAGGAAAGCGTCTTCTTAGCAAGAGACTGTCTTACTACATGCTGCACATCTGAGTAGCAAAGTGCGCCTCCGACAAACTCATTGTAGATGTCACGTTCATCTGAGCCTGCTTTAGTCTTGACACGCCCGCACACATCTTTGTTGTAGACAACGCCACGCGTGACAGCATCGATGACAGTTCCACCGCGCACGTGGTCTGGAAGCACTAAGCTGTGCTCCGCGCTGAGAGATTTGAGCTTAGCAGTCAGCTCACTCCAGATTCCGTGGTGGTTTCCAACTGCGAGTTGAGTTATAAACCAGTCTGGCATCTGTGAACTAAAACTCAGCTCATACCATTTATACATAGTGTGCATCGTTATAACACCACACTTATAAGAATCAACCAAATATATATACTGTTCATGAGTAAGAAAAATAGATTTAGGACGCCGCACCCAAGGACAGCATGGCACACCATCACCGCGCGCATTAAACATGCGCGTTAGTGGCAAGTGTGCCTGGC